GTCAAATCGTATTTATTATCGGCATATATACCCGAGGGAAGAAGAAAATCTGAGCCGTTCGAGCTATAAATGTTGAATCTAGAGCCGACATCGCCCTTTATGTTTTTAAAGTCCAGATAAGCTCGCTGATCGTATGTGTAATCGAACCACTGAGATAAAGCGATTGCGGGCGTGGAATTGACTATCACGGTAGATCGCCTATCCGCCTTGATTATCTTTCCGGGGGTGCCTCTCGAATATAACGGGTAAACGCTCATTTCAGACACATTTCGCGCATCGATAACGCCGGTATTATTCTTGATTACGGTATAATTACCAGTAGCTCCTCTAAAATAAACGGCATTGGACAACTTCAAAGTGCCGCTGTTCAATATGCCGTAGTCAGACTGCCAACATTGCCAATCGGAAATGCTCATGATTGCCGAGTTGGATACGGCCGTCCCGCAAAATTCGGTTCTGATAGTGTTTATATCCACCATGTTGACTATGCTTGACTCTGCTACGACAGCGTTATCACAGGATGAGAACCCTATGTTTCTGATCGTGGTCGTGTCGAAAGCGCCAGTGGTTCCTTCCCTTTTCAGCCATAGACCGTATTCGACTCTTTGAATCAGGCAGTCTTCAAAGTCAACGTTGGTAACGTTCGTTATTCCAGGAATCGTAGCCGTGTCGTCGATAGTGTAGATGATGCCTTTGGCATGGTTTTTAGATATGGTGGGGTCGTTGGAAGACGAGCCGGTCACATAAACGTTTCTAAACGTCACATTGAAGCCGTTTACGATTTTAAACCCGTATTCGCTGCTATGCACGTTCATAACGCGTATCTTCTCGAAGTTGACGAAATAGCTGTTGAAGCACAGCATGAACGACCCGCTCAGCTTTAGATCGACATAGAAATTTTTGAACGTCACGCGTTGAACCACGCTCGTCGCCGCAAGCTCGTTTATTTGAAACATCGGAAAATCGTTAAGGCCGGTAAGAGTGCATCCGTTCCCATCGATTATCCTAGAGCTGTTCGATAATTTCACAGTTGCGCCGATATAGCATTTGCTGTTCATCGGGAATTTTACATTTCCGAGTTGCATCGCCTGTTGAACAGCCGAGCTATCGTCAGCCACCCCATCGAGTTTAGCTCCGAACCATTTGGGGTTAGCCCACCATTCTCCGAGCGAATCGTTCAGAATCTTCGCAAGCGTCCCATCAGCGATCCACTTATCCAAAAGCCGGGCTATATAATCTTGAATCGAAGATTCCAGCGCGTTCAATTCCGCTTGAAGAGCATCGTTTTTATCTGAAAGTTCTTTAACCTCGTACGCCAGTTTGCATACTGTCTCGTACAATGTAAGATCGTTGCCGTATATGGCGGGTATCGAGCTCATGCAAACTCGTTCTATCGGATTCATGCTTTTCTCCTTACCAAATCGTCATGAAGCATTCGCGCAGCGCTCTATCCTCCACCACGTCACGGTCTATGTTAACGAACGTTTCGCGCCAAATCAATAGCAATTCCGATTCCGGCTTGTCGTGCCCGGATTCTGTGCGCGCGAGATCGTTCGCATACGTTCCGCTGGACGCGGACTTCGACGTGTCGGCCGTGGTCGCATTCGTGAAGTCCGCTGTGGAGGCGTACTTGCCGTTCTTGATGTTGTCGAAATTGAGAGCGCTCATCGGGGTATCCGAGAAGATGTCCTGCGCCTCGCTCGTGGAACCGGCGGTTGCGTCGGCGGTGTTCGACGCGGTGCCTCCCGCTTTCTCGGTTATGTTTCGGTTGTGGTCTTCAAGCGGCTTGATCTGCTTGGCGAGAGCGAGCGATTCGTACATCTGATTGTAATAGGGCATTATCATGAACATTGCGTCGCGAACGAACATGCGGAACAACCCCGCCGTTTCAGCTCCTATCTCGTACATGAAATAGCGGCGTATGATCTTGTCGTTCAGCGTCTGCCTATACGCCTCGTCGAATATCGGATAGTCTGCCAAGCCCAGCTTGTCGTAAGCAGCATGCCAGTTGGCCTCGATGTTCGGAAGCTTCGCATCTGCAAGCGTCTGTTCGACCAGCCAGCGAAGCTGCAAGCTGTACTTGCTCATTGGCCGTTCACCTCGATCCCGTTCTCCTCGGCGTACTTCGATTCGTCGAACTCGCCGTCGGCGATAGCCCACTGCTCCTCTTGGCGCTTCTCCGAAACCCTGAAATGCACGTCCACGTCGAGCCCGAAGATCTCGTTTATCTGCTTGCACGCGAATTGGCGGGACTCGAGACGGCAAAGACGCTGCGCCTCCGTGCCTCCCAGAGAAGCGAGCATCTCGTCCACGATCACGCGCTCCGATTTGGACTCGGAGCTGGCGATGCCGAGGAATCCGAGCGCCTCCTTCCAGTACTTGTCCTTGAGTTCGTAGAGCTGCTCGGCGACGTAAGGCGAGGAGTTGTCCAGGATGTCGATGGATTCGAGGTCGAAGTCCTTGTCCGTCATGATAAGGGGTTTGTACTCGTCCACCTGCGCCATCATGTTCTCGAAGCTCAGGCGCTGCTTCTGCGAGCATTTCACCACGCGCGGGGTCTTCTGCTGGTACACGTTCACATCGATCGCCCGGTCTATAGCCCACAGCTTCTTCGCGTACATGTTGAGCGCGAACCAGGTAGGCACGCGCAGGTTCGAGTTCCAGATGATCACCGAGTTATCTATTGTTAGCGGGATGTTCACGCCCATCACCGAGTACGCTATGCGGTTCACCGGCTGCGAGTATATGTCGAATCCGCCCTCCAACATGCACTGCATGATCGCGTAACCTTCCGGGCTGCGCTGGATCGGGTCGAGCGCGATATCCTCGTCATGCAGGAACACGCAGAATCCGTCGCGAAGGAGCCACCACTCGATCTGACGCTCGTTGATGCCCTCCGGCAGGTTCTCCCACTCGAACACGCTCATCGCCAGCTCGTACAGCCGCATCTGCCAGAGGAACATCGTTTGCGAGTTCATAGCCGCGTTGTCCAGCTCGCGAGCGGATTTACGCGCGTTCTTGGGCATGTTGCCCCAGGGAAGGCCGTAGGGGGTGGTCGTGGATTGGATAGGGTTCATGCATGCCTCCTTTCTTATATTATAGCATTGCTCAAACTGTAGTTGCCCACGTCGTCCGTGTGCCAGAACGTGACTCCGGAATCGAGCAGCCTGTTGAACATCGCAAGGTAACCGGCCGGAACCGATCCGCTCATGTTCGCGGCGACGGTCTTCACGTAGTTCCATGAAGCGCGCCCCGTGATGTTCGGCGTTTTCACGACGGAAACGTTGTAGCCGTACACGCTCAAAAAGTCGTCGATCTGGCGCGCTATCTCGGCTCGGCACGTGTACTTGCGAACGCCTATCGTATAGGTTCCGAAGTTCACGAGCGCGGTAGTCGAGTTAGTGCCTCCGCGCTGCGTGTTGGGAGTCTTCGATGCCTTCGAGAAGTTCGCGAAGGTGTTCGTCAGGTCTTGCGCTCCGTTGATCGTCGAGTTGATCATGCTCGCGGCAGCCCCGGCGACGTTGCCGGATGCCAAGTCCTGCATGGCTCCTCCGATGATGTTCTGCGTGGAGTCGATGAAGGAGTTCACGTAGGGCAGCTGGCTCATCGAGTTGAACGACAAGCCGAACGACGTGTCCACCTGGGACGCGCCGAGCATGTTCGCGAACGCCTGGTAAACCCAGTTGCATGTGGGGTACTTCTCCAAGTACACAGCGCCTTCGACGAACCGGTTCACGCCGTTGTAGTTCAGCGGTATGTAGGCCAGACGCGAGTTAGCGTCGCACCCGCCCGTCTTCTGCAAGCTCAGCGTTCCGGGGGTTCCGCAGAATTCGAGCCGGAACTGCTGGTCGGCTCCGGTGAAGTTCGTGACTTCCGCATACTGGAACGGGTAGCAGAACATCTTGTTGTTCTTCGGAACGTAGCCGTCGAGATTCGTGAAGCCGAGCGCGTAGTCCTTAGTCGTCTGAGGGGTCGCCGCGTTGGAGTCCACCCAGTATCCCCAGCCGTCGGACTTCTTGACGATAGCCGGGATCGCCGCTCGAGGAACCATGTAGACCTGGCTCACCGCGTCCTGCTGGCCGTTGTCGGACAGAGCTCTCATGAATCCCTTGAAGTCGTCCACCGTCAGAAACACCGACAAGCTCGTGCCGCTGGTAACGCCCATGTACTTGTCCCCGCCGTTGTTGACGTACGTTCCGTCCTTCAAAGGCTCCACGGCGCTCGCCACGACCATGTAGCAATCCATGTCCTCGTTGTCGATCGCCGAGTACGTGCATTTGAGTTCGCCCGGATCGATCCCCTCGTCCTTGACGTGAGCGCCTATCGCATCGTCGTTCACATGCTCGCGCTCCACGAAGCACGGTTTGATATCGTAGTCGAACATGTAGGTCTGCACGTAATCGAGTTCCAAGTGCAAGCGCGTCGTGTTGGCCGTCTTGTACTCTGCGCGGGTGATGAACGCGTAGAACCACTTAGTCCCGAAGTTCTCGTTCTGGAACATCACGTAGTTGTAATTGTAGTATTGCTCGGGGTTGCCGTCCACGTCGATGGCGGATTCCAGGCGCTGGTACGTGTAGGTTGAAATCGTTCGCCGAGCGTCCATGAACGAAGCTACGCCCGACATCTGGGCGTTCAGGTTCGGATACCAGCGAACGTGCTTGTAGTTCGGGTTCCACGGAACCGTCCCTATCCGAATCTCCGTGCTGGGCTGGTACATTTCTCACCTCCTTCGGAAAGGAGGGCGGGAAACGAATCCCGCCCTCGGCAGAACATAGGCTATGCGGTGACGGTGATGGTGGATTCGCCCGTCTTCGTGCCGTCCTGGATGGAGGTTGCCGTGACGGTCAGGGTCGTAGCCGTCTCGTTGGCCGCCACGTGCAGGTACCCGCCGTTGGTGACGGCCGTGCCGGATGCCGCGCCTCCGGTCACCGTCCACTGCACGCCATGGTTCACGATGCCGGTTCCGACGACCGCGGCCGACAGCTGCAGATCCGCTCCCTTGGAAAGGGTGGCGGTCGCGGGGGTGACCGTCACGCTCGTGACGGTCGGGGCGGTCGGGGTGAAGGCGGCCGCCTGGCCGAACGGCGAGCAGCTGATGGTCTTCCACACATGGTGCCAATGGTTCCAGTACAGGCCTTCGCCGTTGAACCACTGCGCGGACTCCACGTAGTTGTCCAGCACCATCCACCAATCGCGCGACACCAGCACCGCCGGCACGGTCTCGAGCAGCGCGATCTCCTCTTCCGTGAAGCGGTGGTAGTTGGGGTCGAGCTGGCCGGTGGCCGGATCGGTGAACAGCGCGTCCATGCGAGCCCAGTCGAAATCGGTGAACGTGTCCACCGTGATCATGCGCGCCTGGAACTCGCGGTACTCCAAGTTGAACGCGGTGGCCAGCACGTTCATGTTCATGGTGGCCTTGAACTTGGCCGTGACGATGAAGTACTGGTCTTCGAAATCCGTGTGGGTGGTCACGCCCGCCATGTTGTACTTCGTGGACTGGTACTGGAACAGGTCGGACATGTACTGGAACTGCGTGGCGATGTCGACGGCGTTGTCCTTGCCGACCGCGGGAATCGCCACCGAGCCGATATAGCCGTTGAGGAGGCACTTGGCCAAGAAGTAGCGCATGACGTAGTACTCGTCCGTGTTGGCGCTGGTGTAGAGAGACTCGATGATGCGCGCGATCAGGTCGCTAACGCCCGTCCAGGACAGGAACGCCTGGCGCAGCTGCTGGGAGGAGACGGTCGTCTTGTAGAACTTCTGGAAGTTCATACGGTGGAACGCGGTGCGCACGTCGGGAAGCTCGCGCTTGGCGAACGTGTCCTCCGCGCCCTCGGGGTAGAAGCCGTGAACGTCGGCGAGGTTGACGAAGATCTCCTCGATCGTGTCTCCGAACTCGAGGTACCCGCGCTTGAACACCGCCCAGGGGTTGCGGTACAGCTTCGATGTCACGATGGTGAGGCCGATGCGGTTCACGAGCGCGTTCAGAAACGCGTTTCGCGCGGGCTGGTAGCTCGTCAGGTACTCCCCGATGGCGTGGAGCTCGTCGGTCGTTCCCGCAAGCTCCACGTAGGCGCGGTTGTTCGCGTCGTAGGTGGCCGCGATGCCGCGAGCCGCGAGCGCGGACGCTACCTCCGGGGTCTCGTTGATGGTCGCTTCGACCGCCTTCTGCGCAGCCGTCTCGCGCGCTGCCGTATCGCCGGCCTTCATGACGATCGGCGAATCGGCGGCTTTCATGTTAGGTTGCTTCACTGCCATAATATCTCCTTAATCCCAGATCTCGTCGGCCGAGCGGATCGGCTCGCGCCGAACTTCCCCGCCTACCTCGTTCGCATGGAGCAGCGTCTGGCCTTCGACGGCGAAGAACCGGTCGGCGTACCTGCGGCGCGACTCGTCGCGCTCCTCGCGGTAGCGGTCGCGCTCGGCGATGGCCTCGTCGCGCTCCGCGTTCAGGCGGTCGCGCTCCGCGTCCCACTCCTCCCGCTCGTTTCGCCAGCCCTCGCGCTCGTCCCAGCGGTCGTCGAGTTCCGCCGCGTCCTCGTCGATAGCGGCGGCCATCTCGAGCCGCTTGTCCTCGTCCGGCTCCATGGCCAGCTCGCGCAAGCTCGGTTGGTACCTGCTCATAAGCCTGTCTCCTTTCTGATGACAAAATCACCTTCGTATAGTATAATACCGCCTTTTACGGTCTTGGAATAGAGTTTTCCCGGAAATATCGCGCCGACATGGAAATTATCCCATGTGACGTGAGGATGGCACGATTCGGGCAACCCCGCGCAATGCACGGTGAGCTTGCCGCCCTCGTCCTCGATATAGGTCTTCGGGCGCAGGAACCTGGCGCGCTGAAACGTGCTTTCGAGCTTCCACGCGCCCAATCTGTAATCGTCCACGTCCAGCTCTTCCGGGATCTCGGTTCCGGCCAGATGAAGCGAATCGGTGTCGGCGTAAAGGAACCGGTCTTTGACCCTCTGGGCTGAGCGAATCGTCTTGTTCCTCGCCCATGCGCTGATGAAAGCCCCGGCCGGCAGGTACATCCCCTCGGTCTGCTCCGGTTCGAGCAGCGGGTAGCGCACTATGCCGTCCTCGCACATGACCGGCCGGCGGCTCCGTTTGACCGGATGCGTCGCCATCTTTCCGTACGAGGAGTTCATCTTGAGCTTCGCCATGTACCGCTTGCCCGCGTTTCCCTCCTCGGCCGCATGCACCTTCTCCTCGTTGGCCGCCATGATGAAATCGTAGAAGAGCTTGTTCGATGCCTTGAACTTCCAGCCTTTGCCGTAGCGGATGGAATAGATGTCGTAGTGGTCTTTCAACAATTCCAAATCGACGCTGGTCAGCACCAGCGTCTGCTCTCCTTTGGAATCGACTACGTATTCGGTCGGCATGAAGCTCAAATTGCCTTTGAGCTGCAAGCAAGGGATGAAGCCGGGCTTGAGCTTGAAGTCGACGGTCACGGTCTGTATGTAGAGCGGGTATCGAGGATCCGGGACGTACTCCCCTTCGAAGAGCATCGGATCGCCGTACGGCAGGATCTCGCCTCCGACTCCGGCCATGACGGAAGGGTAGAGGCTGTTAACGTCCAGGACGATTCCCTTTCCGATGTCGCGCCCTTTGAAATCGGGGTTGACGTACGTGAAGCCGCCCTTGTAGCATGGCCGGATCTCCGCGTCGTAGTCGCACACTGGAAAGGTGCGCCTGAACCCCTTCTCGCCGCCTATCGTCTTCTTGTACTCGGCGATGGCGTTCGATCCCGCCGTGATCCTGGTCGCGCCCTGGTCGATCAGCTCGCCCAAGGCTCGCGCGACGATCCTGACATCTGCCGATATGTAGTCTATCTCCTGCTGCGTGAGAACGTGATCGGGATCGCGATGCTCCGTGTAGTCTATCTCGAGCTTCGCGTCCTCTTCCTCGAATCCGAACGCGCGCGGAATCTTCGCGACCGGCAAGCTGATGATCTTCAACGAATCGCAGAATTCGATGTAATGCCCTCTGCTGAAATAGAGCTTGATGGTGTAGAACTGGTTCATGTCGCTGATCAGCGTCGTGAACCGGTAGGGCGCTTGCTCTCCGTGGGCGGGAATCCATTCCCATCCCGCTGCAAGCAGATGCGATATAATGAACTTCCCGTCGAATTTCAGGTTGTGGAAGTACACGCGAGCGTCCGGGGCGCGCTCGCACCATTCCACGAACCCTTCGATGGAAGTTCCGGTCGTTATATCGTAGGTTTTCAAGGTGCAAGCAGCCCACGCCCAAACTCGCGTCCGGGTCAGGTCGTCTGCCGTCGTTTCGAAATCGGCCGTGAAGTACTGCATATCATAGCTCAGCCCATCTGTCGAGAATGTAGCCCATCTTGTCGGCGCGGTCTTCAGGAGCGTAAATGTACTCGATGGTCAAAATCTCGTCTCCGGACTCGAAGAACTCCATGAGCTTGCCCGCGTCGGACTTCATCATGGATTCGATCTTCCTCGCGATCTGCGATATAGCCGCATCGAACTCGGAGTAGCCGCCGAACACCGTGTCGAGGCCTTTGATATAGTTCTTGTAGTACCTGTCCAGCTTTTCGTAGGAACTCGTAGCGCTCAGCTCCTCGTAACGCTTGATGAAGCGCTTGAGGGCGATGGGAGAGAAGTCTCGCGCGGTGCGCTTGTCGGGAAGGAGGTTGTTCTGCTGCAACGTTCCCATGCGTCCCAGGGTCTGGCCGTAGTCGATCCCCAGCTTCTTGCGCCTGAGCGACTTGCGCCGCTCGTTGACGGCTTTCGCGATCTGGAACTCCCGCACTTCGTAGCGCGTGGCGATCCCTCCCTCGCCGACGGTCGTCAAGTCCAAGGCTCCTTTGCGCGTGGCGCGCAGCAAGCGCGCGACCGTGTTGTTAAGCACGCGCGCGCTCTTGATCCCGGCTTTGACCTCCTTGTAGCTTACCGGTTCGGGCATGAACTGGGCGTTGGCGGGATTCGCCCGCATAGCCCGTCGAATGGCGTTGTTGTACTTTCGGACTGCGGAGTTGAGGCGCGAACGCTGGCTTTCAGTCCATTTAATCTTAGGTTCTCTCTGCATGTCAGCTCCTCACCGTTTTCCAATCTGACGTAGCACCCCCTGGTCTCCACCGTGAAGTACAGTTGGAACGCGGCGGCCAGCTGCATATTGACGTAGAAGTGGAAACGCTTTTCCATGCTGTCGTCCAGCCACTGCGTTCTGACGCAGATCTTGTCCATGAAACTGGAAAGATGCCTCCTAGACGAGAAGAAGAACGTACAGTCTCCGTACATGAAAGAGTAAGGCGATTCCTTCAACTCGTAGAAAACGCCGTTTTTCGAAGGCATGGCGCACCTCCTTTCAATAACGATATTTGATATGCTTGGAAACCGTTTTCAGCGCTTGCGAATGCATGACGAAGACGAGTCCGATATAATCGTCTATGACGTAGCGGCGCACAAGCTCGCGCAGGTCGTTTATGTCGTCCCGCTTCATATCGAACTTGTCGTCCTTGGTGAACATATATTCGATGCGCCCGTTACGATGGCGGTTGAAAACGGCCACGCCTTGCGGGACGACGGAATGCGCCCATAGCTCTTTCTTCAACACCCTGTTCGACGAGTCCGCTACGAACTGCTCCATCAAATCCTTGTCTGCAAGCGACAACATGGCTTCCTCCTGAAAAAAAGGCCGCACGCTGGGTGCGGCCTGTGATTGAGAACTTTAAGCGACTTCGAGGGTGAGCATCGTGCCGCGCTTAACCTTCACCTGCTTGACGACCACGTTGATAGGCTCCTCGTAGGTTGGCGCTCCGTAGACGGCGAACATCTTCTTGAGCGAGCCCCACACGCCGTTCGACACGCACTGGTAGCTCTCGCCCTTGTCGTCGATGAGGACGATGCGCGGGGCTTGCTCCACGGTGCCGTCCTCGTCTGCGATTTCGATGATCTCCACGAACAGGTCTTTCAGCGCGATCTGCTTGTTGATGAAGTCGTCGATCTTGTGCGTCGGGTTGTTGGACGCGTTGTAGATCAGCTTCTTGGCATCCGCTCCAAGTTCCGGGTTCACCGAGCAGAACGTGTTGTCCTCGGGCTTGGCAAGCTCGGCGATGGCGTACGTGCGGGCAGGTGCGAGGTCGTTGACGGGCATTTCCTCGGCGATGGCGATGTCTTTGTTCTCAGGCATGGTTTTCTCCTTCTAGCCAGATGGTTTAAGCGTCGATGACGGTAGCGTTCTCAAGGAAAGTTTCCACGGGCATGGAATAGGTCTTCTCCTCGCCTTCGACCCACTTGATCAAGCAGTCCTTGGGAAGCGCCACGCCGGCATCGCGGAAGGCGATACGGGCTTTGCGGGCGTTCATGTTGGTGTCCAGCACGACGTACTGGGCGGCAGGGCGCACGCTGGGCGGGATCGAATCATCCAGTTCGTACGCGGTCAGCTCGAAACTCTTGAAAGTGCGGGTGATAGCAGCCATAATGTAATCTCCTTTGATCGGTCGGCTTGCTTTGACGATATCCATTATACGCCCGTGAAAAGCGAAAAGGCCGGAATCCGGTCTTTTCATAGAATCTTCACAAATCAAATTTTTTATTTATGCCTTTTGATCACGTAAACCATTCCGATTGCGTATGCTATGATGGCGAATATGGTTTCAGGGTTCATAGTCACCCTACTTTCTTCATGGAGACGAAAATGTAAGACGGATGTTTTTCCATGAATTGAAGATATTCGCATGCTGCTTTGATCGTGTCACAGTGCATATGTTTAAGTTCGTAAACCCCGGTTTCTTTGTTGAGTTGGTAATATTTGATTACGTAGAACATGGTAGGCTCCTTTGACTTGTTTAACTGACACTTACAATGATAGCGAGAATCACGTCCATCGTTGCCTCCTCAACGTATTGTCGATAAAATATTGCCCGGATTCACTGCTGAGATCCCAACCCACATAATTGGGGAGCTAGTCCGCATCATCAATCTTGATGACCGCATACCATACCTGCTTCGCACGGCGGTGCGCGCATCCCCCGTACCCCGCCCCGGTGGCGATGCAATAACCTTTCAACTGGTAAAATGCCCCGAACGTACTCTCAACCAATTCGGCATCAGGATGGTGTTTAATCCACATAGCCAAATTGTTACGCTCATACTTGTCGCAAATCAAACGCCCCTCAACAAGCCCATCACAGTTGCTCCAATTGCCGCCCGTTACGCCGCACTGCACAACCGTGCCGCCATGATGGGCGATGATCTTACGAATGTTCTTTTCCAATTTAGTCGCCATTGTACTACTCCTTTGACTTGTTTAACTGACACTTACAGTATAACAGCCGCCTTACTCATTGTCAAACTGACAGCGCATTGATGAACGTTGTTCATTAATTGCATGATTGAGATGACAATTGGAAAATGATTTGACATGTTGACATGCGCGGGTTATAATAGAGCTACAAAATCCACACGACAGATGAATATGGGGGTGTAGTAGAGAGAATCGACGAAATCATTGCCAAGAGAATGCCGGTTACCCGTCAGTTCAACTACTTGTACGAAG